AGGATTGATACTGACTTGATGCTCTTTCAACATCTCCGAGCCAGCCTTGATTTGCTTTTGTCATTGCCTTTATAGCTTCTTCGTTCATTTCCAATGACGTGGTAGTATTTTCGAGCGTTTCATTAGTCCTTTTCAAGTGCCTGTCAAATTGGTCGTAAACATCTACCATCTTTTCGGTTTCATTAGAAGTATTATAAACTTCTGAACCTAATCCCATAATAGCCAATCGGTGTGCTGTATAAGAAGTAACCCCGCCTTGTTCTAGCTTTTCCTGTTGATCTGCAAAATTATTCCATGCCGTTGCGCCATCTTTCAGCGCGGTTGTTACTTCTAAAACAGTAGGCAAAAACGCCTCGCCAAGTTCAGCTTTCAAATCTTCAGTTGTTGCGTTCAAGGTTCGCATGGTATTCGCTAACCCGTCCGATGTTCTTTCAAAATCCCCTTGTGCGTTTGTGGTCTGGTCTAGGATAACAGCATACCGAGCCTGTATCTTTTCGGCTTCTGTAAGTTTTTGGATATTATCCCCCAATCCCAATTCCATAGCCTTGGCTTCTAACGTTGCCTGGTTCATGGCAATACCAAAACGTTTGAGCGGTTCTACTTCACCAGACAGACCAGAACGCAAGGCAAGCAACACTTCTTCCGGGCTTGCATTATTGAAAGACGCTAGATCGGCGGCAAGCTCTACCAACGCAGTAGACATATCCGCAGCCGCGCCCTGTGTCAATCCTAAAGATGTAAATAAGTTCCCATAAGTACCAGCCGCTTCAAGTGCCGCTTGTTTGGAAATACCAAAACTCGTTGCGGTTGTCTCAGCCCATCTCTGAACGGCAACCGAACTATACCCAAATACAACGTTGACTTTGCTTTGACTTTCTGCCAAGTCGGATGCGGCTAAAGTAGTTGATTTTATAATAGCCGCTGCGCCAATCATTGCCCCGCCTAATGTAGCAAATTGCGCTACACTTTGCGGAATAACTCTTTTGAACTCGTTCCCCATAGCGCCCAAATCACCCCGCACCCTTTTAGCGCCCTTCTCGAAATCGCCAGTTCTAGCGCCAATTTCAGCGAAAAGCGATGCAATTTTTATGCTCATTTCATCATTGCCTTTATACGCGCGTCGCGTATTTGTAGCCAGTTATTGAAATCCTGCACACTCATATTCTTTACATATTCAATCGACCAACCCGTCTCTCTTATCAGTTCCCACTCGTACCACTCATCAGGCATCGGAGCGCTACCCTTTGTAACTAAACTCAAATAGATGCGCTCCGCTAGGCGTTTGGGTCAGATAGCGGGTCAGTCGCTTTTTTCCAAAATGCTTTTACAAACCTACGCCAATCCGCATAGCCCATGTCGTGAATTTGCTTTGCATCTAATTCACAAGTTTTTGCAAGCACTTCGTTAGCTTCGTCGTCATCCTGTTCATCACTGAGTAAGGCGCGGACTTCATAGCGGGTGATTTTGTTCAAATCAAAGGTGATCTCTTGCCCGTTTGATAGGGTAATATCTGTCATCGTCACTCTCTTATGGTTAGGTATTGGCGGCGTCAGTCCACACGCCCAAAATGCTAGACGGGATAAACCCGCACGTGATAGTCATCACGTTAGCATAAGGGAATGAATACTGCGCGCCTTCGCTGTAGGCAGGTAGGGTAATCTTACGTTTCCCTACCGCTGTTCCTTCGGGTTGAACAACCAACGTTCCCGCCGTCTGTGCGGCCAGTGCCGCAACAAGGGCAGTTCCAGAAGTTTGTCCCACCAAAGTGACATTCGCAGTGGCATCAATCAAGGTGGGCGCTCGCCCGACCTGCGTATCTTGCCCCGCGCTAATGTCCTCGAAGTTGGACGTGGTGTTCCAGTCAAAGGTTCTGTAGTCCGCATTCAGCGAGACAGTCCCGCCCGAATACGTCCATGTCATCACCATTGATGGGCCAGCAATCAATTCACCCATAGTTTTTTACTCCTATGTTTTATCTAGGTGGACGCGATAAAACGCACCTTGCATATATATTGCCTGTCCTGTTGGGTCATTCTCGACTGTTTCCAGGTCAGTTTCCCGTCCCAGCCAGATGTTAGTCCATCCACTAACAGTAAGGGGGGATAGGTGTAAAAGGGCGTCACATTGCGCGTCTATGCTGCCCGCCTGCGCCGCACTCGACTTCGAGTAGCCGCGCACGAAAACCGATAGATTTTTTGTGCGGTTGGCGTCTAGGTTCTCATCGCCACCGCCCTGTAAACTATAAACAACATACGGATAACTTGCTTTTTCTGGCGCTTGTAAATGATAGATTGAAGTAGTTCCAGCCAGCAAAGAAGTCAAAGCTGTTCCCCCGTTCAATCTACTATACAAGGCGGTTGCAAGTTCGTTTATCATTTGAATAATTCCTTGAAAGCGTTGATAAATCCTTTTTCATTTTTCATAACTGAAGGCACAACAAACGGATGCGCCGCCATTCGTCCAGTACCTAACTCCTGAAAAATGCCGTATTCAACGCCATCCTGTAAAATGAAAGTAAATTTATCTTTCATGCGGCTTTCAGACGCAAGCGAAGCCCGGAGCGCGCCGGTATCAACGGGTGACATTTGTATTGCATCACCTGTAATCTTCCAGCCCCAACTTTCCACAGTCTCACTAACTTCATTCGGCAAATCGCGCATGATTTGGTCGAGTTTTTTTGTGTCCAATATCATAGCGCCTCCAACTCACACCGCTTTACACCAATCCAGGCTTGATCTATGTTCACGGTCTTTACGGCATAGGTATTAGAGCCAATCTTAATCCGATTATCCTGTGTGATCGTTGTATCGTAAGGCAGAGACAAAACCGACCGGGTAAAGGGCTGCAATCCACCGCCCGCGATTTGTTCCATGCCAGTGGTAACGTCCAGGCGACAAGAAACCGAAGCGGACGCCGTACCCCATGCTTCGGTATTCCCGCCCTGTCCATCAGGGGTAAGTGTCACAGATAATATGTCACAGGATTGGGGCATCAATTGATTGATAGCTTCCCGCATTCCTGCTAACTCAGCATTTGATAGTGTCATGCCAAATCACCTCGAAACAAATCTGTAAATTCAATCGCATCACTACTCATGCTTTCGTAATGTTCCGCCATCTCTAAACAATGTTGGTACACCTGCGAGCGCTTGATGGAGTGATTATCTGTCGAGAAGTCAAAACTGCTCGGAGCATAATGCGCCGCTTTCCTGCGCCAAATATCAGCGGCGGCGGCATAAATGTCATAACTACGCCCTGTCAAATAATAGACGGTCCCGGCTTGATCCGCTCCAAAGATGATTACTCCACGCCTATAATCGGGGGTATAGTTTGCGCTTCCAATTGCGGAGCCTGTGCCATCCTGAACATAAAAGATACCCGTTCCGCCTGTGGTCTGCTCAAAATAACCGTGACTTGATCTGTAATCAGTATAGGATAAGGATCCGCCAGCCACCTGATATGGGTACGTCTGCAACTGTTCAAAGACAACATCCGTTCTATGGATGTCTAAAACATCCTGCATTTGCGCGTCTGTCCAATAAGGATTTCCAGCAACTATGTAATCATCCGGGCTTGCTTCGGTAAATCCGCGCAACTCTGCAATAATACTCGCCATGCCCGAGCGGGCGGTTGCGGTCTGGTAAACAACATTGATAGGAATACGGACAGAACTTGTATCGCTATCACTAAAGGTAGCAACTACATCAACATAATGCACACCCGTTACGGTCTGCGCTGGTAAAGTTGCATACACATAAGGTGAAGTAACCGAAATGCTAACAGATGACGCGCTGCCGGATGGGGGAGTATGGGTGGCCGTTCCAGCCGTAACTGTTCCGCCTGTGGGCAGGTCGTTTGTGTAGTCTATTGTATAGGTATGTATTTCACCTGTTGATTGTGTTATCTGAGTTGCAAAAGTAGCCATATCAACTCCTGTATATATCTGTCTCTATTGTGTCTCGTTTTGGCTTGATTGATTTGCGAGTATCTGCGCTAATATCAGAACGAGATGGGTATACTTTCCAGGCGGTTGGGTTGTATGCCCCGCGCGTCGTCAAGCTGGCATCGGTTCCAGTATATGTGTATGCACCAAGTCCGCCCGCCAAAAGCCAAGTATGTAACAGGTTCGCATTTGTACCAGTATAAGCATAACTGCCAGCGCCCGCAATAATGAAGAAACCACGCGCCAGGGTTACATCCGTTCCCGTGTAATTGTATGCACCAGTTGCCGCAACCATAAGCCAATAATGTAATAGATTTGCATCAACGCCCGTATAAATGTAGCTGCCTGCTTCAGCCGTGAGAATATAAGCGCCAATTGGAGTATAGGTTAGTATTGCATCTGTACCCGTGTACAGATAAGCGCCCAATCCGGCGCCAAGCAGCCACGTTTTTAATAATCCCGCATTAGTACCAGTCAGGCTATATGCACCCGCATCCGCAGCCAGCGAAAAACCTTTGTTTAACGTGATTTCTGTGCCTGTATATGTGTAACTTCCAAGTCCCGCACCTAACAACCACCCATGAAGTAATGAAGCGTTTGTGCCTGTATATGTGTAAGCGCCAGCATCAGCAACAAGAGAGAAACCCTTATTTAACGTTGCATCCGTACCCGTATAGGTATAACTACCCAAGCCCGCAGAAACAAGAAAGCCGCGCAATAGACTTGTATCAGTTCCCGTATATGTATAAGCACCCAATCCAGCTGCTAAAACATACGAGCGGGCGAAAGTTGCATTAGTTCCGGTGTAGGTATATGTACCTGCTTCCGCCGAAAAGGTAAACCCTTTTAGTAATCCGGCTGCAACTCCTGTATATGCATAAGCGCCCAGCCCCGCACTCAATAATAACCCGCGTAAAAGATTGGAACTTACGCCTGTATATGTGTAAGCGCCAGCCGCCGCCGTAAGAGTGTAATTAGTTCCACCCCCCGCCGTATACTCTATGTATAGTTTTGCTGATTGGCTGCTGTTGCGGTTGTAATCTTGGTACTGAGCAACCCCAGTAGTATTATCATACTCAATCACAAAACCAATATTATTTCCGGCTGAAAAACTCCCCCTATCCACAACTTCTTGCACCTCATCAACTAAAGAATCTGTGTTGACAAACGTTTCGTCTGTAAACGGCAACTCCTGGGATGTATTCGCCGTTGTTTTTGTCCTAGTAGACGGTTTATCGCTGCCATCGGTAGCAAATACGGCAGTGTTGTCCTCATCAAATGCGCTTATAATCACATCTGGCAGACCTGTTCCAGGCGTCCATTTACAGAACAAACTAATATAAGCAGCGTCTACTGTATCCCCTTGACCTAATCCAGTAGTTGCCCAAACGAAGCCACCGTC